GTAAACGATTTGGAAAAACGCTTTGACCCTTCCGGAGAGCAGCGAGGAATGAGTACCGGAATACCATCGCTTGATCGACTGCTCGCTCCTAAAGGTCTGGTTAAAGGCTCGCTTTTCGTGATTGGCGCAAGGCCTAAGATGGGGAAAACAACCCTGTACGGGCAGATGGCTATCAACTGCGCGGTTCGCGAGAAAAAGCCAGCACTGATGTTCAGCCTTGAAATGCCGAGTGACCAGATCCTCGAGAAGTTGGTAGGGCAGAAGTCCGGAATCAACCCGAGCATTTTTTACATGCCAGCAACTGATGATGCCGATGAGCAGTACCAGGGCGACTACGACGGCGACTTTAAGAAGGCGATCGCCACAGCCGGGAGACTGAGTGAAATCGACATGCTGTACATCGACGACACTCCTGGCCTGTCACTGGCGCATATCGTTACCGAATGCCGTCGAATTAAGCGCGAGAAAGGCTGCGTAGGCATGATTCTGGTTGATTACCTGACGCTGATGACCGCCGAAAAAGCAGACCGTAATGACCTGGCCTACGGGATGATCACCAAAGGGTTGAAGAACCTCGCCAAAGAGCTTGGCTGCGTCGTCGTGCTGCTGACCCAGTTGAACCGAGAACTGGAGAAGCGAGTCAATAAACGCCCGTTACCTAGCGATTCTCGCGACACAGGACAGATTGAACAGGACTGCGACTACTGGGTTGGCATCCACCGGGAAGGTGCTTTCGATGACAGCGTGCCGCCTGGCGAAACGGAGTTAATCCTGCGACTCAACCGCCATGGCAGTACCGGCACGGTTTATTGCAATCAGAACAACGGGGCAATTTACGACACAGACCAGCAGGCCGCCGCCGCAGAACGCCGCGGGCGTGAGCAGCAGCCGAAAAAGAAAGGGGGGTTCTGATGACCATAACAATCCGTGCGCAGATTCTTGCAGCCCTGCGTAATAACACGGGCCTGAACAGCGCTCGTATTGCCAAGATGATCGGCATGACCACCAAAATGATATCCGGCCCGCTAAGCGCATTGCTTGCTGACGGCCTGATCGAGTTCGAAGGCAAGCACGGCCAGCGGCTTTATCGGCTGACCAGCTACGGCATGAAATACACACCAGAAACCATCTAGGCTCTGCCTAAGGGAAATTCGAAGCTGGTGCAGCGCACAGAGACGCACGTGCTCTGCCAGGAGTGCCGCAACAGCACGGCGATGAAGCGAGTTTTGATGGTTTGGGGGAGCGGGAGCTAAAATTAATGAAATTTCAGAAACTAAAGCTATAATATCAAGTGTTTAATCTCAGGTTTTAATATCTTTTACACACAAAAATAAGGGTTTAGACGATGATTTTTATTAGTCATAATTATAAAGACAAAGTGTTTGTTGGGCATATTGCAGATAAAATTGCCGATATATATGGCAGGGAAAATGTATTTTATGATTCGTGGTCAATTCAACCCGGTGAAGGGATTATTGATCGCATGAATGATGGCATTGAATCCGTTAAGATTTTCTTTTTCTTTGTAACTGAAAATAGTCTTAAAAGTAAGATGGTATCATTAGAATGGCAAAACGCACTTATGAGGTCCGCTACGGGTGATGTAAAGTTTGTAGCTATACGTTGCGATGAATCACCTATGCCTGCGCTTCTTACTCAGAAAGTATACTTGGACCTATACACAAATGGTGTCGATGTAGTAATTGCTCAAATGAATGACATTATTTCAGGCAAGAGTACTTATAAGCCTCAAGAAGAAACATTTTCCAATCTGTCTTATGATTTTAAAAAAGATGGTAAAAAACTAATTGTTAGGGTTTCAGCGGACCACTTTAGTGAAGTGAATCCAGATTTCTTGTTTTTGTTTAAAAATAAACTCAATGAAAATGTTCTTAATCATTCTGTAATTGATGAGGCTGGGTATATACAGGGATTTATTTCTGAGGTCTCATTAAGTTCGGGTGGCAGCTATCCTGCATTTAAAGTAGCTTTGATGCATGGATTAAAACCTAAAATTCACATGACAGTTGAGTTTTGGTTGAATTCTGGAGATGAACTTATTCTCGCACATGTTATGAGCAAAACATCCACGGAACGTTACACGACCATACCATATAAGAAAAAAACAGATTTTAGCGGCTTTAACATGAAATTCTAAAATTGATTTTCCAAAATCAAACTACCATAATCATGTCATCGGAGCCTGAACAACTTCGGTGACTTCTGCGCATTTAAGGGGACTTAAATGCGACCACAATCTGAACTCATCACTTTGTCACAGATGCAGAAATGCACCTGCGATATTCTGCATTCTACGGCCTCCGTTAAGGAGGCCGAATGACTCTTCCACCAGAAGGCATCAAACTTCATCGCGGTAACTTCGCGGCCATCGGTCAGCAGATCCAGCCACTGCTGGATGCCGGGCAGTGCTTCCGCCTGCAGGTTAAACCGTGGCGCGAAAAACGCAGCCTGAGCCAGAACGCACTCAGTCACATGTGGTACGCGGAAATCAGTGAATACCTGATTAACTCCGGACGTACCGACGCAACCCCTGAGTGGGTTAAGCGCAACCTCAAAAAGACCTATCTCGGCTGCGAAGAGGTGACCTATACCGACTTCATCACCGGTGAGAAAACCACAACCTGGGAGCCCCGGCATACCTCCGATCTTGATACCGGCGAAATGCACATCTTTCTGACCAAAGTTGAGGCCTGGTGCGCTCAGTTTGGTCTGGCTCTCACCATTCCACACGGTTGCGAATATCAGCAACTGCAGCAAAAGCAGGAGGCCTGATGAGCAGCCTTCTCGCCAAAGTAATGGATCGCGGCATCTTCCGCGTGCCGGCGCGCCGCAAGCGCAAGGTCGAAGTTAAACCATCAGATATTCCCCCTTTCACTATACGGCTCACCTGGCAGATGTCCGCTGGCTGCGCCGCGCTGCCCGGAGGAAAAACCATGGCTGATTTACGCAAAGCAGCTCGCGGTCGCGAATGTCAGGTTCGCATCCCGGGCGTCTGCAACGGCAACTCCGAAACCACGGTATTGGCCCATATCCGCATTGCTGGATTGTGCGGGACCGGGATTAAGCCGCCTGATCTCATCGCCGCTATCGCCTGTTCATCCTGTCACGATGAAATAGACCGCCGCACGCGCCTGGTCGATGCGGAGTATGCAAAGGAGTGCGCGCTGGAGGGAATGGCCCGAACGCAGGTTATCTGGATGAAAGAGGGGCTGATAAAAGCATGAACCAATATCGCATTTCATTACCCTGGCCACCAAGCAACAACCGCTATTACCGGCACAACCGCGGGCGCACACACATTAGCGCGGAAGGTCAGGCATACCGCGACAGCGTCGCCAGAATCATCAAAGACTCGATGCTTGATATCGGCCTGGCCACGCCACTGAAAATCCGTATTGAGTGCCACATGCCGGATCGCCGGCGCCGTGACCTGGACAACCTGCAAAAGGCAGCATTCGATGCCCTGACGAAATCGGGTTTCTGGCTCGATGACCAGCAGGTTGACTACTACAGCGTGAAGAGAATGCCTGTCGTCAAAGGTGGGCGGCTTGAGCTGACCGTTACCGAAATGGAGGCCGCATGAGCCGTGACGTTATCGAACGCATCCGCGACCGTTGGCAAAAGCTCCGCCTCTGCCGGCACCGCGGCACCGTACTGGTTGACTACCGCATACTGAGAAACTTTGTCCGCATCTATCAGACCCTGGGAGAGACAGCATGACAGCTCAATACTTGGAATTTGTTCGCCAGCAGCTGATAGTGGCCACCGCCGATCTGAGCGGCGCGACGAAAGGGCAGTTGATTGCCTTTGCAGAGAACGCACAATTCACCGCTACGGCGCGCAGCCGGGTAAGGAAGAAAGTAGCCGACCCGGTAACCGGCCGCATGGTAAACCCATCCAGCCCGCCAATTCCCGGGCAGCAGTCCCGCGCTAAGGGTTCATCAATCGCTCTCGTTTTGCCTGTTGAGTATTCGACGGCCAGCTGGCGCCGGGCTCTGCTGTCGCTGGAAGAGCATCAGAAAGCGTGGCTGCTGTGGAACTACAGCGAGAACATCCGCTGGGAGCACCAGGAGACGATCACCCGGTGGGCATGGGAGCAATTCAACGAAAAACTGGCCGGTGTGCGCATTGCAAAGAAAACAGTCGATCGCCTCCGTCAACTTATCTGGCTGGCCGCGCAGGATGTCAAAGCCGAGCTGGCAGGGCGGGAGACGTATGAATACCAAAAACTTGCCGCTCTGGTCGGAGTAACCCCGAAGAACTGGTCAGAAACGTTTACAGAGCGGTGGGAGGAGATGAAAACCACCTTGCGGCGCCTTGATAGCGATTCTCTTTTGCAGGTTACGCGATCACGTTCACAACAAAAGGCAACAAATTTAGACTCAAGTCTTGCAAAACTGG